ATAAATTCTACCCCCGCTATTGCAGGGGTAAAACTTATATAAATATTAATCCTTAAATAAGAAGAAGTTGTTAGCACCTAAAGTACAAACAGCTCTCTCAGATAAGAAATTGACTTCCATCGCATCTAAGTCAGAAGTTCTTGCTCCACCGGCAGAACCAGTAATCCAAGTTTTGTATCTTCTATCTTCAGTTTCAGAAGCTCTATATCTTACATGTAAGAATGGTCTCTTAGCGTTTTTACCAAGAATTTGGTCATAAACAGTAGTTGAACCAGCAGGTACTAATAACCCATTGATAGAACCACCTACTAAGTCACCTCTCATTGTAGGATCGTTTAGATATTTCCAGTCAGACTTGTAAAAGTCATAACCTCTTCTAAATCCTGTAAATCCAAGATTTAAAGCCATATCTTTATCATTATCGAATAGACCGTATGAAGAACCACCTGCTCCGTAAGAGTTTTGTGTTGCTAACATATCGTCAATGTCAAATGAAAATTCTCTATTTACAAAAATTACATTTTCTTCAATAGATCCTTGTTTATCTAGTCTTTGTATAATACTGTCAAATTGAGAAAGGTTCTGAGGGTTTCCACCACCATAAACATTTCCTCTACTTTCAACAACATAAAATACACCGTCAGACCCGTTAAGGTTAGCTGCTGATGCTCCTGCACCTGTACCTTGTAAGAAATCTCCTGCACCAGAACCTGCACCAGCTGGTACTGCTTCAAGCATAGAAGTTTCTAAATAGTCTTCGAATCTTAATCTAGTATCGTGCTCAGATTTTAGATACCATAGATATCCATTTACTCCATCTTCGCCTGTGATTTCAATCCAACCAATTTGTGCCATATCAGAACCTGATACAGAATATTTATCTTTAATGATAATTGGTTTGTTGTCAAAGATTAAGTCATCTGATTCGTTAGATCCTACCATTCCGTTAGTTCCTTTATTGAACTCAGAACCGTAAATCCAAATATCACATGCTACTGCTGCTCCCATTGCTTGACCTGTTGCTTCGTAATAAGCAATAGTAACTTGGTTAACACCCATACCTCCTGAGTTAGGAGCTACTGTAACAATACCTTTATTGTGAAGGCTTGAACCAGCTGTCTTATCAGAAATCATAACTGTTTGACCAACTCTAAGAACGTTAGTGTTTGATCCAGCTAAAGCGGGGTTAAAGTTTGTTAAGTTGTTAGGAATAGTCCAGACTGCACTTCTTGTACCTGCACCAGCGGCTGATCCAGATGTACAATCTTGATATTTAACATGTAATCTACCTTGCTCTGCCCATTTGATAAGGTCAGAGTTTGAAGGCATTTCAGCGCCTACCATTCTTAGGAATGACGCTATTGTTCTATTACCATATCTTTCAAATTCCTTTTCATAAGTATCTGGTAGATACTGATTCAAGAAATTAAAATCGGTAATGTAATTTGTACTTACAGGCACTTGTTGTGCACTTGGTTGTAAGTCAAATCCTGGGACTGCATTTACTGCCATAATTTTAATTTTTTTAAATGTTTAACTTCTTTTAATACTCTTTATTCGAAGTCCTCTTCCACTACTTTGGTTACCTATGCTCCTTATTTTACGCCCATCTTTTATTGTAACTTGTGGTGATTGTCTAACATCCATGTTAATGTTTTTCGATTTTTTCGCAACATTATCCACGGCAGATGACACACCTTGGTCATAAAAATATTGGGCGAACTTTTCAGGATTCATAGCAACAGCTAAAGATTTATGATAACCCGAGGCATCTTTCATCAAACCTTTATCATCAGTAAATTTCTTAATAAAATTATTAATATCAGACTGAGTGTTGATAAGCTCATCAGAAGTGCCTGGTTTGTATGTAAATTTATTTTCTCCTAATGTAAAGTCAAAACCTTTGAACTCATTAGTAAAAACTTCTTTAGTTTTATTGAGGAAATAATCATAACGCTTGTCAGCTGCTTCCTGTATAGTTTTAGATTCGTCGATATATTTCTTGTAAGCATTTAAATTTTCTTGTTGATCAGCAGATAATCCATCCCGGCTTGACTCAAGCGGAACTTTATACTTATCTTTTTGTTCGGTCAAAAATTTTCTTGCTTTTGCAAGCTCACGTTTCTTAGATAGCTTTTTTCTTTTAATATCTTTTGGATCGTCTAGTTCTTCATCAAAACCAAATTTGTCATCCATAATATCTTGAATGTCTATAGCATCTAAACCTTCTTCGTTTTGAGCTATAAACTCAGCTAATAAAGAATCATCGTCCATGGTATCAAAATCTCTTTGTGTGTTATAGAAATCTGAAATACCACGGCCCGTTTCTTGTTTGTATTTTAAATACATAGAAACGTCTTCAGGTAATTCGGGGGCTGTTTCTTTTACAGCCAACAAATCATCTACTGAATTTATCTCCTTATCATACCTATTTTTAATATATGTAAGAACGTCTTCGTCACTTAACTCTGACGAGGGAGTTTTCTCTTCTTTTACTTCTTCAACAGGCTCTTTTGACTCTTCCTTTTCTTCTACCTGTTGTACTTCTTTTTGTTCTACTTCTACTTTTTCAGTTGAAGAATCTTGAACATCGAATTTCTCTTCATGTTTTTCAAGAAGTTCTTGTTCTATTTCTGCTTTAGACTTCTCTTCTTGAAGCCCAATGTCTTTTACTTTTATTTCCATTAGATTAAATTTTTTACAAAGTTATACAATTATTTATATTTATTTTAGAGTGTTTTGTAGTAGTTATACATATCCATACCTAACTGTTCTCCTATTTTTCTGTCAGACTCATAATGAACATTAGCTAGAATTCTACTTTTAGATATATTTTGAGCAGCTTTATCAAACTCTGGAATCATTTCAGGATACATATCACTTAACACTTCTTTTAATAAGTAAGCCTGTGCTGCATGCCCTGAAGGAAACGAAGGAGTTTGTGTTGAGTCTAATTTAACTATAGGAAGTTTTATACCAAACTCAGCTGCTGCAATATATGGTCTTTTTCGATTATGATAGTTTTTAATTTTTAATATTGGTTTTGTGCTTTCGTCAATTATCTCTTGCACCAATTCAGCAGGAAATTTTCTAGTCCTATTTTTAAATAAACTTTTGTATACATTAAAAATAATATCAAACTTATTTGCAAACTGAGCGTCTAAAGGTTTTGACATTAAAAATTTTATCTCCCCTAGTGTTTTTAATGAAGAGTCTGCGGGGTGTTTAATGTTTTTGTATTTCTGCCAATTAAATTTTTCAAACATTTATCTTGGTTCAAATTCAGCTAAATCAAAACCATCTAAACTATCTTCATTTGATTCAAAATTAACTGGAGGCAAGTTGTTTTTACGTTGCTCTATTAATTTAGATTGTTGTGTAGATTGTTGACTTATTCTACTATCTTTAGCTTTTTCTCTATTTTGTTCTCTTTGTTGAAGCCCAGATTGTTCGACACCTTTAATTTGCATTTGAAACTGAAACTCAGTTGACATTAAATTTCGTTTTAATTCTGCTTCAGCTTTTAGTTTCTCTATTTCAAAAGCTACATCAGCTTGTCTATACTGAATCTTAGCTTGTGACTCCATTTGAATTTTTTGCATCTCACCTTGAGATTTAGCTTGTTGTGCTTGCATTTGCATTTGAGCTGCCATTTGTTGTTCTTGCATTTTTTGTTGTTGCTCTCTATCCTGCTTTTGTTTTCTTTTTAATTTTAAAAGTTGATTAGCCATTTTTAAATTATGCAGTTCTCTAATATCAATAGCATCCTCTAGGTTAATATCTTGTTTCGATAAAGCCATTTGAATATTTTGTTCAAGCATAGCTTTTTCTTCCTCATCAGGTGCCAGCTCAATAAATATTCCAAAATCATATATATACAATTCTTTTATGTCTTCTAAAATTTTTAAATTGTATTTACCAATCTGCATTGCAAATTCATCTTTAAAATCAGCAAATTCTAATATATCAGCTGTTCTAATTGATAAACACTCGGCAAGTGTACGAGTAATATATAAACTACCTTGAAGTATATGCCTCGTGGCTGTATTACTATTCAAAGCAGCTAACTTCTGAACACCTACTAATGAATTAGGGTCGGGCGTAGAACCGTCTCGTGCTTCATTTAATCCAGTAACTGACCTTATCATATCCAAATAATGATTATAGTTTGCTATTAACATTTGCATTTTACTAGCGCCGCTATTGGCAGTAAGCTGCTGTATAGGAACTCTGGCGTTATTAAACTCTCCATCTTGAGTATAACTTCTACCTACTACACTACCGGTTTGGAAGTATAACCTCAAAGCATCTTCAGGATTATAAGCATTTCCTGTTCCTAAGTCTACCTCATTAAGACCATCTGCATCTATAAACACACCATCTGGTACAACTCTAGAAACTACTTGTTGAATTTTTAAATGAGTCATTTGTATTAAATCAGCAAATGGAATCATTCGTTTTACTAAGCTTTCAAAAATACCTTTATACATCCTAGGAGCACACGCTACATAATTAGGCATAGCAAACTGATTGGAAGATTTTGGACGAACCATGTTTTCTGACAACTCCCATTTTAACATTATATTAGTACCCATTACCATAACTCCATCGTACCACACGTCTATCTTTTTTTCTACTCTCTCAAAGTTTCCTTCGTCCATCATTTCTTGCGGAGGATTAAACTGATCATCTTTCTCTACTGTCCTAAAACTACCGTCCGCCATCTTTTTTCTTTTATAAACAAAAGAATGAGTCGTTTTATAATTAAAATATAATATAGTTGCAGTGTCTCTGTAAAACATACTGTTTTCAAAAAACTGCTGATTGTTATAATAATTGTACCAGGATTGGCTGTATTTAGCTATCGTATCTAAATCTTCATTACTCAAGCTTGGGTCAATTTTAATTAACTCTGTCATTGGAACAGTTTTAATTTCTCCCCAATAGAAACAATCTTTAAAATAAGGGTCTTCAGTGTAGCTATAAACTACATTGGCTGGATCTACATAATCTATTACAACACCTTGGCCAGCTAAAAATTGATGTTTTGTTATACCCACGCCTAGTGTGCAAATATCATAGTCTACACGACTTCTTGTGTCGTTGTAATGATTTTCATCCAACAGTGTGTTGATTGCTTCTTCTTCAGCTATTTCAATTGCTGGCTTATATTTCATCTGCATGAACAACTCCATTTCTTCATCACTCTCTGGTAACTCAGCAGCATCTGTTTGAAAAACATTTAAACCAAAATCTGATTCAATTTGGTTAAATAAAGGTTTTGCAATTACATCACCCTCAATCATCTCTTGAAAATCACTTCTTTTTTCCGCAGACATTGCGTCTTGGGCATACGCTTTTACTTTAAACAATCTGTCGGACATTCCGTTTACTACTATATCTACAAACTTTGGAATAATAGCCACTGGTGTCCAATCAAGATTTAAGTAAGATAAATCTCCGTCTATAGCTAATTCGTTTTTATATTTTGCAATTGACTGTTCACCACGTGCATACAGTCTTAATCTCATAAATTCACCCCATTGATTGTAAAATCTACATGAACCATTGTCTCTACGGAACCATTCGTATTGAATAGCTTGTCCTATTTGTAAACCATACTCAACTGTATCTTTAACGGAATCCGATGCAAACTGGTCAGGAAATGCGGCAGCTTGAATTTTTATTTCTACTTCTTTCATCTATTAAGTAATTGACTTAATGAGTTAGTGTTATTATATCTTGCAAAGTTAATGCTTATTTTTGATTGTTTTTCAATTGGGGTATATAGGTGTTTTTGATTTGCCATTATTGCTAGTCCTGAACTGATACTTGCATCAAACTTGGTACGATTGTTTATATCAAATTTAGCCCAGTCTTCTAAAGTTTTTTGAAAATACATACTCCCTATTTCGTCTTTATCCCTATAATTTGCTTCTAAATCAAATCCTATATATTTTTCAATATAAGACTCAATTGCAGAAGCATGAGATTGTTTTACATCTTCTGATGTGTTAGGTATACCTCCTAACTCTTTTTCTGTCTTTGATAGTTTGTTATATTTTTTATCTGGCCTATTCATACAAAACCCTCTATATCCTCTGTTTTTAAAATGATACAATAATCTAGGTTTATTGTTTTCACACAAAATAGGCATGCCGTAAAAAATACAAGCCATCAAAACTTCTTCAAAAAATATCTCAGCTGTCTGTGGTCTAGCAATATATTGTAAAAAAAATTCATTACTAGGGGCGTCATCCATGTTAAATTTAGTTAGCCCATGCAAAGCTCCGTTAGAACCTTTACCCACAACTACACCAGAAATATCATATGAATC